TTAAATGTACCTATATTTTTCTTATCGTTTGGGTACGGTGTTGGTGGTGATGAACAAGGTACTGGTACTCTTCTTACCGAAAACATTGGTTACAGTGGTGTATGGAATTTTCCTACAGGAGCTTATCCTGGACAAAGAATAACAGTAATAATAAGAAATATAGCAACTGAATGGACTACTCCTCCAAAGACCCCAGGTGGTGCATCAACCACACATCCTTGGTATGGAGCTGTGCAAATAAGAATACCAAGATTTAGACAAAAGGTTGATTCATCAAGACCTTTCAGTTCATGGTGGAGACAAAGTACTAATGTGGCAACGACACAACACGGTACGCATAATTTTACTCTTAGTACTACCGCCACTGATGCTGCCCGAGGTATTGTAAAATATCTTGCTTTGGATATGATATGGGATGGTACTAGGTCTACCCAAACAGGGAAAAATATGGATGGCTTTGTAGATGATAATGCTGATAGTACTGTAATGGAAGCTGGTTGGGTTATCGTTGGTTATCAGCAAAGAGATCAAGGTGCCGTATCAGGTCCACAAACATAATATGTTTAATTTTTAATTAAAATTAGTAATGACGAAAAAAGAAATAAAAGAACTTAATGATTATGTAAATAGGTATAAGGAAATAAATCTATCCTTAGACCTTATGCAAAAAAGTATTGAAAGTTTAGCAAAGAAAAGGGATGGTCTTTTCTTAGAAGTCGAAGAAATGAAACTTAAAGAAAAAAAGTTCATGGATAAGATGGTAAAAAAATATGGAGCTAGTGAAGTAACACCAAATAAGCTACTTAAGTATATAGAATGATAGTAATAGTTAAAAATATTCTTGGAATTTTAACAGACCCTAAAAACACGAGAATGTTTTTACTAGGAGGGATGGCTGTGCTATTCTTTTTACTTATGAGGCAGTGTAATGAAACTGCAAATGCAAAAGGTGAGGTAACTAGAATTCAGAATAACCTAGCGGCTGCTAACGATACTATTCGCAATTATATAGATGAAAATGGAAATTCTGTAGGTGAAATAAAAGGACTATCATTAACCATTGACGAACTTAAAGATAGTTTAGAAATTGAAAGAAATAAGCCACCTATTACAATTGTCAAAACTAAGACTAAGATTGTAGAGAAGATTGTAGAGATACCTGTAATTTCTAAAGATACTGTAATAACACAAGGAGATAAACAATTCAATTCAGTTGTTTCTTTTTCATCTGATAGTTCTTGGAGCAAAAGTTCTAGATCTTTGAGTGTTTCTTTACCTTATACAATGTTAGACAGTTTAACTTTTGGAAGTGCAAAGATTGATTTGGTTCAAGATATTTGGTTAGATGCTACACTATCACAAGATCAAGATACTAAAGAAATTTTTATCAAATTAACTTCTGATTATCCAGGTACTACATTTAATAGTACACAAGGTATAATGGTAGATACAAAAAGCGATGCGTTTAAAAGTTTACAAATGCAAAATAGAAAACCTTTTGGATTAGGTGTTAATCTAGGAGTAGGTGTTACAGGAAATGGACAAATAGGACCGTATGTAGGGATTGGAGTATCATGGAGCCCAAAGCTTTTACAATGGTAAATAAATAGAATAGAATGGAGTCATCAAGATTTATACAACTATCAGAACAGATACTTATAGAGTACATCTATACTAGTCAGGCTACGCCTACTACTTTCAATACGGCTAATTATCCGATTGAATTAATGAGAGATGCCAATACTCAAGGTACTTACTTTTTTAATACTGATAGTGTTTCGGCTGTTATGGGTAACTATAGAGATATCTCAGCCGTTTCTAATAATGATACAAAAACTCAGTATGTTTCTTTGGACACCGATATTGGCGTTCCTTATAATGATTTTAGTCCTGCTCTTACTGACTCGGCTGACTTATTACAAACATTTAGTCCTAATCTTAACGTAGCTTATGATAAGATAAGAGTTCATTTTGTTGCAGGCTTTAGTTTTGGTGATTATGATGGTATAGTATTTGAAGCTTTAGCTCCAAGGAGAGATGGTGTTTTATTAAACTTAGCTTCAATTAATTTTTTAAGAAGTGATACTCCAACGTTTAACCCAGACCCATTACTGTTAGCAGATAAGTTATATGCTACATTTATAGAGTGGAGAGTACCTTCTTTATTTTATATGAACAATCAGTTTTCATCATCTGATGCAAACAGTGTAGGTTATAAATTAACTGAGGGACAAGGCTTTTTAGGTACTCCACCTATAACATTAAAAGCAACCGGTATTTTTCAAACCATTGTAGAAAATGCTTATAGCTTCTATGAGATGCAAGAAATTAACTCTGTGTCTATTTTGAATAGAGATGAATATGATAATCTATATGCAGAAGTTAAACAATCCGACATCGGTGATTTCTTTGAATTGTCTGGGCAAGTTGCAGGTTCTTCTTTTAGTAATTTAATTGCTCAGTTAAATTCTTCTGGTGGCCAATATGTAGTATTCCATGAAATTAGTGTAACCGAGCAGATTGGAACTAATTTTGTTCAAACCAGTTTTCAGGTAATAACTCAAGATAATGATTTTGATGAACCTGTATTATTTAGACCTATAATTAAAAATGCTAACAACGCTGTTTCATTTTCAATAAATTATGTTTTAAGATTATACAATAAAGCAGATGCTACACAGATAATTAAAAATGCTAGACTAACTTCCTTTGAGGCTCAGAAGTATGGACCTCAGATGGTACAAATTAATTTAGGAGTTGTTCCTACTGTTGCTAATGTATATAACCAAATAAACAATGATACTGGGAAACAAATCGTAGTAGGTACTGGTAATTCAGCAGATAGCAATGCAAATACATCAGAGCAAATTGCAGAGAAACTAGTTGTTAAGACTGAATATGTAACAACTTTTAGAGATAGAATAAAAGTTAAAGCTGCAATATCACCAGTAAAAATACAAACAATAACAGAAGAAGATGGCGATACAAACTAACATATCTTTAACTAAAACGCAAAAGGAATATTACCAAAGATTTGTTAATCTTTCAGTAAATGAGATGCCATTACCTCAAGGTGACGGTATGATTAGAATAACTCCTTTTGATGACTATTTTCTTTTTACTTTGTTTGATGAAATTGATGGTGAAGATACTCCAATTGATTTAAGTAATGTAGGAGATATCTTTTTAAACTTTATTGGAGAAACTGATGATATTGACATAAAGAACCATACACAAGTTGCTGAAGTGGATCTTTCACAAGGCCAAGTTTTATTTAGAATTACACGTTCAGATAGTAAAAAGATTTTAGCATTGACAAATAATAATTTTTATATTTCTGCTAAGATGGTTAATCCAGAAGATGGATCTACTTCTGACGAATCAGTATTGTATCAAGGAATGTGGTTAGCAGCAGATGCTGCAAATAGAACAACATTGACTAGTCAGATTGAAGAACAGCGTTTAGAATATTCTATTGAATTGGCCAGACTTAAAGAAGAGTTAGAAGCACTGAAAAAAGAAAATGCAGAACTCATCGCTTCATCAGAAGAAGACGCAGCAACTATCCAGGAATTACAAAACAGTAATGATGAATTAACTAATGAGATTGCCGAACTTAAGAATGATCTGAATGCACAAAAGCTAGCTGAATTAAATAGAAGAGCAAAAGAAGCACAAGCTAGAGCACATGCTCAAATGAAAAAGAGACAACAGATTCAAGCATTAAGAAAGCGTGCTCAGGTTGCTCAAACTAAATCAAAGAAAAAATCTTTCTTTAGACAAGCAGCTAAAAATTTACAGAATTATACAACGGGTAGAAACCCTGTGAGTACTAGTAGCACAATTAAAGATGATATACTTGGAAATAATAGGAATTACGAATAATTATGATATTAAGCGCGAGAAACAATCAGTTTAAATTTGACTTTCCTAGAAATTTTATACCTAAAGAAATAGTAGATAAGTATAAGCCATTTCTTAATAGGATACCTGGTGGTTTAATTAAAGAGCCTATTGATTATTGGAACTATGGTATTCAATCTCTTAACTTACCAGGCCCTTCATTTGATGCAGTTACTCAAGTGGATTATCCAGGTAACCAAAGAGCATTTAGATCAAGTATTCCAAAACAACAATTATTTGATAAAACAATGACTGTGACCATGCAAGCCTTTGATGGGTATGTTAATTATTGGATGGCAGTAGAAATGTTTGAATATTATTATAAGCTAAGTGGAAAGCATCCTTATTTACCAGAAGGTGTAGGTGTACAAATGTTAGATGCAGATGGAACAGTCTTTGTAACTGTTCAACTTAAAGATATGTTTATTTCTGAAATTGGAGCTTTAGATTTAAACTTTTCAAGTAACACTATTGAATTTCAAACTTTTGATGTTACATTCGGTTATAACATTCTGGATGTTGTTGTTAACATATCATAATATATAAACAAATAAAGAACTTAAAAATGAAAACCTTTAAAGATTATTTAACTGAAAATACCGATGAAACTTTAGACATTAAAAATCTTTTGAATGAATCTCATGATTTGACTGAAGAACAGGAAGCCGCTATTGATGCAACCGTTGATAGAATATTAGAGGCTCAAAAAGAAGGAAGAAGTTTAGAAGATTGCGTGGAGGAAATAATTAATGAAGGTGTTCTTGGAAGTATATTCGGTGGATTAACTGGATTTGCTTTAGGTAAGACTATAGGTAAAGCAGTAGCCAAAGTATTAGGTGTTACTAAAGGTGCTCTTTATGATTTATTAACCTCACGTCTTGTAGGTGCTGCATTAGGTGCAGTTATCGGCAAGAGAATATAATTAGAATGATTCACATAGGAATTGATTTTTCTTTAAACAGTCCAGGGGCTTGTGTAGAAACAGCAGATGGCAAATATCACTTTATAACTTTTTTTAATTACGGAAATCGTATATGGGATGAAGAGGGTAGAAAAATACCTAAAGCATTTAGTGTCCATAAAGAATTAATGGATGATGATGCTATTTTAGGATTCCCTTACAACAGACAAGTCACAAGCAAAGAGTTCCTACCAAGAGAAAGACAAAAGTTAGAAGACGCTGGAAATATTAGTTCCTTAATGGTCGGAATCTTTTCTACATTATTTGAAGGTGATAAAGTAGGAGTTGGCCTAGAAGGATTTTCTTATGGATCAAAAGGTAATTCATTTATAGACATTATTCAATACAATACTTTTTTAAGAAAGGCATTGATTGATAAGTACTCTATTGAAAATTTATCTGTGTTTCAACCATCTCATGTAAAGAAGTTAGCAGGTAAAGGGAATGCTAATAAACATTATATGGCTGAGGCATTTCAAAATGATGTCCTCAACGATAAGAGCTTAAGGAGCACTAAACTTTGGAAGTGGTGTCAAGGAAAAGACTTCAGCACTAAAATACCTAAACCCATAGATGACATCGTTGATGCTTATTTTATACTTAAAGCCTTAAAAGCTAATAACTAGATACTTCTCTTTCTGAGAATAGTTAAAAATTATATTGCAACTTAGAAATTTTGTTTCAGCTTTCAACAAAAAAAATTAAAATAAAATGATAAAACCTTTAGGAAATAGAATATTCTTACTAAAAGATAAACAACTGGAGAAGAAAGGAGAGATAATTCTACTAAAGAAAGAAGGAGAAATGGCACCACCCTACGGCGGAACTATTATAGCAATTGGAGATGGTGTAGAAGATAAAGATTATAAGGTTGGTATGAAAGTTCTTTTTCATGATTTGGCAGGATTAGAATTTGAATATAATGGAGAAAAGGTGTTAAGTTTAAGAGAGCGTGATATAACTGCAATTATAGATAAAAAAGTTCAAATTAGCTGAAACAAACATACCTAAGAGATATATAAATAACAAAGGAATCAATTAAATATTGGTTCTTTTTTAAAGGGCGATAACAAGGCGAAGTAAATAGGCAATAAAGAAAAAGTTTAGGCACTGAGGTTTGTTATCATAATATAAATTAATAACAAAAAAAAAGGCAATTAACATGGCAAATGAATTCGACATTTTTAACGTAAGTGTAAAAGATCTAGACACTGGTGAAAGACCTTCCTCTGCTGGGAGTGATTTATACGCACCTAAACCGGATCAAGGACAGGACGGAACTTACCGTTCTTTAATTAGGTTTCTTCCTAATGCTAAAAACCCAAGAAAACCATTTGAAAGAAAATTTGTCTACTGGCTAGAAGACAGAGAAGGAAACGGCTTTTTCGCTGATTCCCCTTCAACAGTTGGAGAGAAATGTCCTGTACAGGATATGTTCTTTAAACTAAGAAACTCTGAATCTGCTGTAGATAAAAAGATGTCAGAAGGTTTAAAGCGTAGAGAAGTATTCTATGCATTGGTTCAAATTATTAAAGATCCACAAAACAGAGATCTTGAAGGACAAGTTAAAGTTATGAAGTTTGGTTATAAAATCAAAACTAAAATTGACGAGGAGCTTAATCCACAATTTGATGAACCAACTCAAGTATTTGATCCGTTTGAAGGAAAGAACTTTGAATTAGTAATTTCTAAGAAAGGTGGTTTCCCTAATTACGATTCAAGTAAATTCCACGGTAATAAATCAGCAATGGAAATTAATGGAGAAAAAGTTACTGATACTGATGAAAGTCGTAAAGCAATTTTAGATCTTTTAAAAGATGCTCCTGATTTATCAACATGGGGTTATAAGGCATGGACAGATGAAACAAGAGGAAAGGTAATGAATGTTCTTTCTCAATTTACTTCACCTGGTGATTCTATTGCAAATATAACTGCATCTAAACCTGCACCAGTAAATACTGCAAAAGTTGAAGCAGCAGCTACTGAGGCAACAACTGAAACTAAAGAAACTGCTTCTACAAAGAAAGAAGAAAAAGCAGATGACTTTGATGATTTCATTAATGGGTTAGATCTTTAATTTAAGATATGGAAGATAAAGTAATTATATCTTCTGAAATGAAAGCTCGGATCATCGAGAAGGTGGTCCGAGTTCTTCATACCCAACATTCTCATCCAGAGAAAAGAAGAATATTGGAAAGTAAAGGTAGGTTAAATTTTGCCTGCCCTTATTGTGGAGATTCTCATTCTACTCCTAGAAAGAAAAGAGGTAACATTTATTGGAATGATTTGTATTTTCATTGCTATAATTGTTCAGCTCATGAAAGTTTGAAGGTGAAGATAGAGTTGATGTTTTAAATTACATCAAAGAAAATAGAAAAAATTATTCACTAGGAGAAAGTTTAGATTTTTATCTTTTTGATAAAGCTAAAGAATTGGCTTTAACCTTTGATGAAATAGCATTAGGTTTTAATGTTTATCCAATTAATACATTAACTTACCAAGCATATCCTTATTTAAAGAGTAGGCTGTTACATCATAAGACAGATAGATTTGGTTTTGATCCAAGGCGTAGAGAACTATATGTTTTTAATCTAACACCAGATGGAAAAATATTAGGTTTTCAAACTAGAGATTTAGGAGGTAACGGTCCTAAATATAAAACATGGAACTTAGGAAGAATATATGATAGATTAAAAAAGCCGTTAAATATATCCGAAGATGAATTAGAGAACCTTAATAAAATATCAATGCTCTTTGGAATATTGACAGTTGATATGTCAAGAGATTTTTCTATTTTTGAAGGTCCTATTGATGCAATGTTTATGACTAACTCCATTGGTTTAACAGGAGTAAAAAAACAGATAATAGAATTTAATGAAATTCCAACAGCTAGGTACTTTTTTGATAATGATATAGAAGGTAAAACCAGAATGATAGAAAAACTTAAAGGCGGTCAAACTGTTTTTATGTGGGATAAGTTTTTAAAAGATTTTAATGTTCCACCGCGAAAAGTAAAAGATTTAAACGATTTGGTTAAATGGGAGTTTAAAAATAGAACCGGGTGTTTAAAAGACCTGGATAAATATTTTACAAACAACTCATTGGATATAGTATTCATATAATGAGCATAAAAAATTTTGATATATTTGTGAATGAAGAAATAGATGATTTCTACAAAGACTTAGAAAACAGTAATAAGAAACTTAAACTGTTCTCCACATTTAATAAATCTAAGTTAAGTGAAGTTAAAACTTCATTTTCTATACCTGAGCCTAAAAAGAAATTTAGACCTAAGGTAAAGAACTATAAAAAGAGTAATAACGATAAAGGTATATTTTAAATGGAATACAACGATGCTGCAACAGGTGAGGCTAATGAAGAATTGGCAATACGGTTAGCTAAAGATAGAGATAGTTGGAAAGAAAAGATAAGTAACTTAGTTTCACTTCTTAAGGATATGAATAGATTATCTGAGTGCCAAGTGAATATGCTTTCTTATAGACAAATTTTACTTGATAAAATAACAGACTTCAAAACCACTAAACAAAAAAGACAAGCAGCGTATGATAGGTATTACAAAATTAAGTATAGAGAATATTCTATTGACTATGATGTAAAACTAACAAGCGGAGAAAAGGTGGCATTTATAAAAGCAGACTTGTCTCATTTAAGAACTCAAATGGAAATGTTACAATCACATATGGATTATTACCAAGAATGCATAAAAACATGTGATAACTTAGCTTTTGCAATTCGTAATAGAATTAGCTTAGATGACAAAGAATACTAATGGAATTATCGCTCTCAGAAAATAAAAAGTTTTTGGTTATAGATTCTTGTACCGAATTAGAGTATGAGCAATTGAAAAGTAGCCTAACTAAAAAGATTGAAGGATGGAGGTTTCATCCTTTGGTTAAAAAGAGAGTGTGGGATGGAAATGTATCATTTGTCAAAAGAAATAAAATTCCAGCTGGCTTATGGAAAGAAATAATTGATATATGTAAAGAT